TAACAAAATTTTCAACAACTGACACAGGCCGATCGGTGAGGGATTCCCCCTCTCACCGACCAAAGGCCCTACACAACGCGTGACTAACCTCTACATCTTACAAAAGTTCGGGGGTCGAATACGAGCGGAGAAAGGAAAACGAGAAAACCAAGATAGGAGGCGATCATGCACAACCAATCGGATGTCATACGGAACTACCCGACGATCTTACCCGACTGGAGTGGACAGAGTGAGAACTCACTTCTGCTCATCAAGATCGACCTCGATGTCGTCTGCGACCTCTACAAGGTCACTGACGGCTTCAGAATCTCGCCCCATGGGAGGGACGAGCCAAGGTTGCCCACTGATGTGGATAACCTTCCAACCTGCGAGAGCGCAGGCTTTTCTTTGTGGGAGCGTCAAGCTCGCCAAAGGTGCCCAGTTTGGGGCAACGGGATGTCCTTTATAGAGGGACCCTGTACCTTCCTTGCCAAATTTTGACCTAATCCAAGCCGTCAACCCAGAACGGCTGACACTGCTTTGGAGGTCCTCTTCGGTGATATCCCTTCCGTCGATTATCAACCGGGTTCCGTCATTTCGCCAAATGACATGGGTCTCAGTATAACAGTCCCAGATAGCGACGAAAAGGACGAAGACGAAGAAAACCGGGGAGACCAAGAAGGCAAAGAAGACCAAAGGGGAAAGGAACCAACCACGCCTTGCAGACCGGACGAAGGAAGCCGTCCGAGTAATTGCGAATTGTGAGGAGGCAGTGGCCGCAGCCCGGACCCCATACCGTCCACCAGTCACCAAGTCGAAAAGGAACCCTAGAGTTCCGAAAATCATGAAACACAAGAAGAAGGTGAAGATAGCTTTGAAGTTGAACATTTTCTTTGGAAGCGTTTCCACCAGGGTTACGTTTGCACCTTAAGCCCCTGGTGCACAATACCAGATTCAGGGACCGACCACCGCATCCGTCCTCTCGAGCCCCGGCTGCCCCAACTACCAGAGTAAGGGACAACCGGACTACGGTCCAGTTTCCAAACCTTCCCGTTATCTACCCCCCTTTCGGGTGCGGCCCCGAAGACATGGTCTCCACTCCGAGAACTCATGCCTCACGCTCGGGATACCGACCAGATAGACCGACGTGGTCTCGCATGCCCGAAGGCGCCACTCCAAACGCTGATGACCACAAGATTCGACCGGCCTTCCTACAGGCTAATGGTTAATTCGATCGGTGGATTGAGAGCGCGTTCAGCGACCATTCTTCAGCAATACTAACCAAACCCAAGCACCTGTTAAAGCCAATCAAGGCCTCAGTTGCCGCTCGGGCCGAGCCCTGACCTGTCGCGGATCTACCGCGTCGGTTGGTTTTCACTCATTGAGCTCTATAAATAGCACATAATTAGGGAAAAGAAGGAAAAGAGCGAAACGACAAAGCCCCTAGAACCATGGTCCACGAACCAACGAACGGGGAGTTCGGCGTGCCTCCGGGCACACTAACGGCTGGAAGCCACCACTTAGCCTCTAACGAACGAGGCGGCCGGGGTCTAACCCATGGCAGTTGACCGGTTGCTCTCCGGGATTCGTTTCTGATGTCGCAATGCCCATCTAACGGAGGGTTGGAAACCACCACTTAAGCCTTTAACGAACAAGGCGGCCGAAAAGGACCTTAAGGCAGCTGCGGACACCACTCCCAATACCCACCTGGGGAGGGCCTGGCACCGACTGGGACAGTCTTCCCGCCAAAGTCCGATTTCACGGAACCCCACCAGGGGTACGAAGCACGAAAAGATCTAACGACGGCCATGAACAACGCCAAGGAAGGGGGAGGAGCGGTACACAGTACGCCCAAGCGGGCCGATCAACGATCGGCATCGAACAGCTCACCAGCCAACTCATCCTCACGCCGCAAAGAATGATCAACAAACGCGACGATATCAGTGACATCCGGGACACTGGCGTTCGCCAAACGGAGATAAGCGGCAGCAGCAGGGCTGCCCATCACGCTGCGAATCATGGTCTGGACAAACTCGGGCCAAGTCCCCACAGCGACACCTTGCGAGAGATACCTCTCCCAAGTGTCAAAAGCGAGTTGGAAACCAGTCCAAGTCCAACCCGGGATGGCCCCGAAAGCAGGAGCCGCCTCACGCAACCTGTGTGGGAGACGATCCTTGATGTCATCGGGCAAGAATGGGAGTACCAACTCCGAGAATGGCCCGATCGCACGCATGTAGTCCGTCACAGACGGATGATACGGAAAGACGGGGACGCCATCAAGAGCCACCAAAATGAAAACACCATCCGTTGTCCTCCCCGTGCGACCACGACGCTGCGTGATCGTAGAATCGGAGAGGGAATGGTAACCCGCCGTGGGGGACTGATCGGCACCAGACCGGCGGACACCTCGAGTGGGTGGGATCCCCTCATAAATATTGACATCCTCATAAGTGACGTGGATATCGACATCGGGAGAAACCACAAAAGAAACGTCAGGGATGGTAAGACCAGCATCCGAAACCGATGTGCTTATGAAAATCCGAGCATTGTTGTCAACAACAGGGGATTCGGAGTTCAATAGGCAGACACGCTCCCCAACGAACTTGGCAGCGAGCCGGTTCTGAAGGTCCTTGGTAGGGACAAAGATCAACGCCTTCTCAGAATAGTGACGATCGAGCGTCACTTTAGTGGCGAAGTTCAAGTAGTCCGCAAACGAACCCACCGTCTTCTTCACGTCGACGATCGAGAACTGATTAACAGTCCCGACATCCACCACCGGAACACCTGGAATCGATGGTAATGTGGCCGACATGAGGATCAAGCGAATCCCAGGATTCGCCAGCAAGAAATTTCGACCCGCCACATAGGCAGGCTCAAGGATATGGGCCTCATCCAGAATGACGAGGTCATTGTTATCCCTCAAGGCTGGCTTGAGGAGGTAACTCTGCATGGTGGTGTAGATGATCTTGTCACCAACCGCTGGGGAAAGGCCCTCAGTGGAACCACCAATGCGAAGCGAAGGCCAAGTGGCCTTCATGTAGTCAACTACAGAAAGGACGAGCAACCTCCGGGGTACGATGACGATTACCCTGCCCTGGAAAGTATCCGAAGCGCGGACAACCATCCGTGTGGACTTGCCAACACCAGTCGGCGCCGAGACACAGACCCTCCCAGGGTCGGCCCTAAGGAGGCTCACCGCCGCATCAAACGGCTGATAATCGATGGAACCCGAAGGCGTCACCGATCTCATCAACCTCGTCAATAGGGCGATGAGGGCGTAACTTGGGGAAGCCACGTTCCACGTGGTCGGACCAAAATCGACGCCCTCCGGAGCATGGACATAGGACAATGCGAGAACCAACATGGTCTCGAACAAATGAATGTCCAACTCCACGACAACCTCGACGATCTTACCAGTGATAAAGAACCACAGGTTGATTATCATCGAGTCGAGGAATCGGATCGAATCCAAGAAGGACCGGGAGCGGTACTTTCGGAATACGACCGAATAAGCCGTATAGATCCAATGCCTCAACAGGACCGAAGCGAAACGGTCGTGTCCAACGACCAATGAGTCAGCCCTCAAGAAGGCATAGGGGGATTTGTTCAACAAATTCTTGACGGCTGGGACATCGGTCACATAACCATTAGAGTTGGCCAGCAACTGCAGAGGCCAACTGACCCGGGCGGACAACTTGGTCTGAAGCCAATCGGACCAAGGCAGGTTGGCGTACCTAGGGCTCAAAAGGGTCGGGAAGTTGGCAAGCCAACTCACGAACACCATCCAAGAATCTGGGGCCTCAAGCAAAACCAAACCCTCGATCTCAGTGACGCTCTCCAAGGAGTCACGATCGAGGTCCGAAGACTCACGAGGCCCGTAATGGATCAAGGGCCCGGAGTACCAATCGTACACGACCTTGTTATAAGATGGGACCACTGGGATCTTCTTATGACCTAAGGCCACCCAAAGGGCCCTATTCCTAAGGGCGATGATGTTCAACTCATTCGCCAAGGGCGTGTACACATCGGGGAGGTGAGCACAAAGAGCTAAGTAGGCAAGCCCAACTTTGTATTCCTTGAAAGAGTCACCCACACGATTACGAAGGCCCATCCCCTTGATCTTGCCAAGGAGACGTGCCTTGTCATGAACAGAGCCAAAGGTCAACTTTGCCTCCACCCCAGCCCGTTTGAGCTCAGTCTCGAGAAGAGGTGTCATCGGGATGGGCTTCTTCGCCAGGAAGGAGAAAGGGAGCAGAGACCAATCAGGAGGCGATGAAGTCTTGAACGCGTCCACTGGGGATGGCATCTTTCGAACCCCTGGGGCCTCATCCCTCATCACGGTACCAAGCCGTGACATGGCGACCATGGCCGCCTCAGGCGACCACCCAAACACCCGATCCCAGGAAAGGATGTGATCATCGCCAAAATTCGCCAGCGTGTTGTAAGACCAGAACTCACGAGCGGGTTTTCCGGTGACGACCTTCCAGGCGAACAAGTAATTGATCACAAGCGCCAAGGAGTTGTCGATCGACGTGGAGGAATGACCCGTTGTGAACCCTTGCCCCTTGGTGAAGATATCACCAAAGTTCTTGAAACCCATAGGCTGTGTCAACAGCTTATTATAAGCCACATCAATCAGCTCAGCGATCTGACGGTGGTCTTTGTGATGTTCAAAACCCATCTTACGAAGACGAGCGACCATCTCGAGGACTGGCGGAGCCTGCGTGCTATCAAACGCAGACATATCACCGGCGAAAATATGGTCATGCGACAGCATTGACTCCCATAGCCGATTCAAATTTTGACCATTGATCGGCATGCCGACCTTCATCGGAGTGTCCCAAATAGCATACCGGTGATTGGGCTCAAAGTTGAAAACAGTCGTCAAGACATGATGGGCGAACGGGGAGCCGATGATAGTCCTGACAGACCGCCCTAAAGCTTTCTTGAGCTTCAGGTTCTCCATCTTCGTGAAAACTGGAGAAGGCATATCCAAAAGCTTGGAAACCCTAAAGACGTCCTTCCAGAGGTCTAAGAAAGGGCCGTGCCCGCCAAGACTCTTGATCACCTGACGTCGGGTGATCTGACGAATCCTCCCATCAGGGGAGAACAACCCAAATCCGAAACCAAAGTTGAACTTCTTTTCCCAACGGGCATAGATCACCTCGGGTGGCGTCAACTTAGAAGCCTCGAACTGAATCTTCGTACCCTCCCAGAGGGCGTCAAAGACATCGTCCAACAGCGCCTTGTCGGACACGTCGGTGTTATGGTTGCCAGACCAATAGCGGGCGGTAGACCTCAGCTCTTCCAAGATACCGGTGAAGGTTGAGGTGTGGATGTTCCCCGGGAACTCTGGGAAGAACCCCTCGGGAACCCATGAGAAGAAACCAGTCTTCATCTTCCTAAAACCCAATGAGTAGTTGGAAGAACCGAGATACCAGGAACCCCACTCTGAGTGCTCAGCAAGGTAATTGTGAGCGGCCTCTTGCCCAATGGAATCCGGGAAGCCAGGAAGGGCAGAAAGCCCCAACCCCTCAAGGATCGAGAAGGTCTTAGAAATCGACTCCAGAGTCGGAGGACGGTAAGCGGCATCCAACATCTCAGGAAGCCTGAAACCGTTCATCGCCTCGACCGCACGGAGGGTCCACTTCCGAAGCAGGTTAGGGCGTTTGGCAAGCCAGACTTTACTGATGGAGTTCAACTGCCTCAGTAACTTTTGATCACGCTGGGAGATCTCGGCCGTCTCAAACGGATCATCATCCGGGTCAGCGGATGAAAGGTAATTAAAACCCGCCGTGAACAACAACGGGTAGGCGCGGATCAACCGGAAAGCCCCCTCAAAACCCCCCTTGAGGTACGGGCTATCAACGATGGCAACGAAACCGACCCAGCCGATGTCCAGAACAGAGTCAGGGACGAAGAAGATGAGCCATCCAGTGGCCAAAGCACGCGTCAACCTCAAGGGAAGGTTGAACGCGCGATGGACAAGTTTCCCAAGGGTCGCGAAGCCGGTCGACACGAGGAAAAGTCCACCAAAGATGACCGCGGTGCCAATCGCGGTCAGCCAAACCTCAAGGGCCTGGATGTAAGCATAAGTCAACTGGGTGTCGCTCAACGATTCCAGAGACATATAAGACAAACTACGAGAAACACCATCACCGACATCAAGTGTGAGGGTCGTAGCACCAAAGCCAGATGAGACGATAAAGGCAAGCTTAATCGCGGTCATCTTAATTTGACGACCAGCGAGATGCAAGAACCCCCCTGGGACCCTAAAACGGGATAGTAACCGGTCCACAGGCACTATCAAGACGGCGGCGACGTGTGAAAGACTGGACATGTCGAATTCCACTTTCAGAACGTAAAGCCCCCAACCAATGAGTGGGATCGCACATGCGGTCCCAAGACAGATGAAGAAAATGAGCAACTCATGGAAGTAGAGGCCCATAAAGATGCAATCCAGGATGAACAACA